CGGAGCTACAGGCACCGCAGCGGGAACACCTGGGGGCGGCGGAACCGGATTCACGGGAATCCCTGGGGCGGGAGGGCCGACAACATCACCTTACAGCGGCGGAAACGCCACGATGCCGCAATACTTGACATCAATAGACTTCATCGGGACAGGAAGCGGCGGGGGAGCGTCGAACCCATCTGGAGGCTACGGGGGGGCCGGGATAAATGGCGGCGGTGGAGCTGGGCAGTCATCAAGCGGCCCGCTTAATGGAGGCGGATTCCCAGGTGGCGGCGCTGGCGCTGGCGGCAGCGTGATTCCACTGGCAGCGCCTGGACTGGTCATTGTGGAGTGGTAAATTATGACAACATACGCACGCATTGAAAACAACACAGCCGTAGAGGTGTTCGACCCGCCTGTGGGCTTTACGCTGGCCGATTGCTTCCATGCTGAAATCGCGGCGCTATTCTCTGCTGTGCCGGATGGAACCGAAACTGGCGCGACGACGGCAGACGGCGGCACGACGTGGACCAATCCGCCAACGCAGCCAGCGCCGGAACCTGCGGCGATATACCCGAAAATCGGCCCTATCGCATTCCAGATGCTTTTCACGCCAGCGGAAAGCGTGGCGGCCGACAGCCTGAAGGCGAGCGATCCGACGCTGGCCAGTTTCTGGAAGCTGATTGATGACCCGCGCACGGACGTTGTGGATTTGTCACTAAAGACGGTCCAAAACGCCATCGAATACACGCTGACGGTCGTCAAGGCCAGCGGGGTCGATGTTGACGTGCCGACGCGCCTGGCTGAAATTCTTACGGGCGTTGTGCGGTGAATCGGGCGCAATTGCTTGGCCTGTGGCTGCTGTGCCTGGTTGCCATGCCTTTGCTGCTGCTAGTGATGCTTGGCGAAGCGCTGGCAGGTTCGCAGCGCGCCGAACAAATGGCGTTGGCGCAAGACGAGGAAGGCAACGCGATGTTAGGCGGCCCGGCCACGCAGTCAATCAGCACGCGCACCGGCAACGCGCTGATACGCGGCGAACGCTGGGCGCACTTCGTCGCGCCGTGCATAGACTTCATTTTCGGCAAAGGCCATTGCCTGGCTAATGCCACGCTTCCACACTGAAAGCGACTTTCACAGCGGCAGCCTTTGGCCACCTTCGGGTGGCCTTTTTTTGTTCAAAACCCCCACGTGGAACCAGTAACGGCCCGGCGCGATGATTGCGGCAATATTGAGAGGCCCACTACATGAGCACAGACTTTCTGCACGGCTTGGAAGTCCTGGAAATCAACGACGGTTCCAGGTCAATCAGCATTGCTTCCAGTTCCGTTATCGGCATCATCGGCACCGCGCCGAACGCCGACCCGGCTGCATTCCCGCTGAACACGCCCGTACTGGTCGCTGGCTCGCGCGTGGATGCGGCCAAACTCGTTGCGCTTACCACTTCGGTGGACAATGGCACGCTGCCCGATGCGATTGACAGCATTTTCGATCAATCGAAAGCTGTCCTGATCGTTGTTCGTGTCGATGCCGACGAAGACGCGGCAGTGCAGCGCGCCAACATCATCGGCGGCACGGACGTGAACGGCAATTACCTTGGCGTCCAGGCGTTCGTGGGCGCCGAGCATGTGACCGGCTTTAAGCCCCGCATTCTGATCGCGCCCGGCTTCACGCACCAGCGCACGGCCAACGGTGTTTCCACGCTCGCGATTGAAGACGCGGGCGCGGGTTACACGAATGGCACCTATACGCTGGTCGCATCGGGTGGCGGCGGCGGAACCGGCGCGGTGGCCACGGCCACGGTTTCGGGCGGCAAGGTTACGGCCGTTTCGCTGTCGAAATACGGTTCAGGCTATACGGCCCTGCCGACGTTCGCACTTCCTGCTGGCGCTGGCGCAGGCACCACGACCGCGACTTTTACCGCGACCACGGGCACCGTGGCAAATGCCGTGGTGGCGGAACTGCTGGGCATTGCGAACCCGCTGCGCGCGGTGATCGTTGCCGATTCGCCCAGCACGACCGACGCGGACGCCATCGCATACGCGGGCGACTTCGACAGCCGACGCATTTACCTGGTTGAACCCCAGGTGACGAAGACCGATAGCAGCGGCAACAACGTTACGGCATTCACCAGCGCGCACGCTGCTGGCCTGCTGGCGAAGTCGGACAACGAACGCGGCTTCTGGTGGTCGCCATCGAACCAGGCCATCAACGGCGTTACGGGCACCGCTCGCGTGATTGATTTCGTGATGGGCGACACCACCTGTCGCGCAAATCTGCTGAACGCGAAAAACGTCAACGTGGTGATTCGCCAGAATGGCTTCCGCCTTTGGGGCAATCGCACGCTGTCGAGCGATCAAAAATGGGCGTTCCTGTGCGTCGTGCGCACGTCGGACATTATCGCGGACAGCCTGATGGCGGCGCACCTGTGGGCGGTTGACCAGGGCATTACGAAAAACTACGTCAATGACGTGGTGGAAGGCGTGAATGCGTTCCTGCGACACCTGAAGGCCATCGGCGCAATCCTGGGCGGCACCTGCTGGGCAGACCCGGACTTGAACACGCCGGAACAAATCGCGGCGGGTGATATCGCTTTCGACTTCGATTTCACGCCCGTGTACCCGAGCGAGCGCGTTACGTTCCGCGAACACCTGGTGAATGACTATATCGCCAGCATCTTTTCTTCAAGCGCGAGCTAAGAGCCATGCCCATTCAAAACATTCGAAAGTATTTCAACGTCTTCTATAACGGCTTGGGCAAGGCTGGCAAGTGCGAGGAATTCAACCCGCCGAAGCTGACCGCCAAGCTGGAAGACTTCCTGGGCGGCGGCATGTTCGCGCCCGCCGAAATCACGATGGGCCTGGAAAAGCTGGAAGCCGATTACACGCTGAAGTCTTACGACAAGGACGTGATCGCGACTTTCGGCGTTACGGAAGGGTCCGACATTACCGTGTCGCTGCGCGAGGTGATGGAAGACGACGACGGCACGCAAACGGGCGTGGTCCACACGATGCGCGGAAAGGTTAAGGAAATCGACCAGGGCACCGTGCAGACCGGGACGGCCGCGAAGCTGAAAACGTCGCTGGCACTGAAGTATTACAAGCTGGAAGTGGGCGGCACCACCGTGCTGGAAATCGACGTGGTGAATATGGTTTTCGCGAAAAACGGCGTGGACGCGCTGGCCAACGTTCGCAGCCTGCTGGGCATCTAAAGACGGCGCAGGGCTGGTGCAACGCCAGCCCTGAAAGTCGCTTTCATAAAAATATAGGAATCAACCATGGCAACCCGCAAACAGGAAGAAAAGAAAACCCCGGAAAACTTCGTGGAGTATGGCGAAGGCTTCGCGGACATTGAATTGTCGCGCCCGATGGACGTGGGCGGGGTGAAAGTCTCGAAACTTCGCATGCGCGAACCGATCGTTCGCGACCAGGTTGTCTATGAAAAGATGAAGGGCAGCGACCTTGACAAAGAAATCGCCACCTACGCAAACCTGTGCGAAGTGGACGAAAAGCAGATTCAAGCGCTGCCCCAGCGCGATTACCTGCGCTTGTCGGCGGCCTACGCGGGTTTTCTCGTCTAGCGCCTGAATTCATCCGACGCAGTGCGCTTGCCCTGGCCAGCCATACCGGCTGGGGAGAATCGGAAATCATGGGCATGACCGCTTCGCGGTTCGTGTGGTGGATCGAAGGCTTAAACGAACTGACAGCGGGCGATGGCAAATAAGCGGCTAAATACCACAATCGTAATTGGCGGAACGATTACCGGCGCGCTGAAAGGCGCGCTGGGTGCTGCTGAATCCGGCCTGAAGAAAATTTCTGGCGAAATGGGGCGCGTGACAAAGCGCCAGGTTTTGCTGGGCAAGTCTATCCAGACGTTTTCCCGCATGGGGAAAGACGTTTCGGCATTGCGCATCGAGTATGCAAAAACCGTTGCGACTATCGACCGCCTGCGCCACGCGCAGGAACGGTTAAACCGCGCACAAGCGAGCTATACGAAAGCCAAGGGCGTGGCGGGCAGCATGCGAGGCGCAGCCACGACCGTGGGCGCAACGGGCCTGGCCATTGGTGGCGTGCTGTCCACGGGCATTCACGCCGCGATCAAGCGCGAAAACGAAGTCAATATCATCAAGAATTCTGGCCTTTCTTCGGAAGACCAGAAGGCGCTGATTTCTGCGGCGGCCGGTTCGCGCCAGTTCGGCGTTTCGATAACTGACGCATTCAAGACCGCGCGAGAATTGCAGGCTTCGCTGGGCAGTGCATCGCATGCCGTGGAAGCACTGCCGACCGCGCTGCAAGCGAAATCCGGCCTGCAACTATACAACCGCGAACACGCGGGGCACGAAGTCGAAGACGGCGCAATGTATGCGCTGGCAAAGATTGCCGACGAACGCGGCGGGGCATCCAGTGCCGAAGAAATGCGCAAGCAGATGGAAGCCGCTTTCAAGGGGATAACGGCTTCGCAAGGCAAGGTTACGGCGGAAGACTGGCTGGCGGCGCAGCGCGGCGCGAAGGCGGCTGGCATTGGCGCGAAAAATGCCGCGTTCTTTGGCGATTCGTTCATGGTCCAGGCGCTGGGTGCGCCGCAATACGGTAAGGCAGTAAGCACGCTGAATAACGCGTGGATCGGTGGGCACCAGGACGCGCACAAGTTTACAAACATGCTGGCAGACGGGCTGCTGGACCGCTCGAAAGTGAAGCTGAAAAATGGGCTGGTGACTAACTACAAGTCTGACGCCCTGGTTGGCAATAAAATGCTGATCGAAGACCAGCAGGGCTGGGTGGAAAAGTACCTTGTTCCGCTTGCCAAGAAAAAAGGCGTGAACCTAGCGGATTCTGCGGCCGTCCAGAAGTTCGTTTCCGATTACACGTCGAACACGAACGCGGGCAATGTGCTGTTCCAGCGCCTATACAACCGCGTCGCGATTGAGCGAGACCGAAATAATTACCTGACCGCGCACGGCATCGAAGAATCCGAC